ATCCTAAGTTAATCCTATAAATATAGGCATTTATCTCATCATATGTGATATTCCACCTTTTTAATAGGTATCTCTCATACTCTTGTTCATCTATTAATTGGCTACTTCTTCTCTCAATTAATTTCTGTCTACTCCAATACTCGTTACTATCGTCAGTATTGGCCACTAAAAATGCAAATTCCTCATCTTCTTCAAGTAATTTATCTTCACCCTCGTATCTATTATATAGAATACTCTCATTTAGTCTTTCCTTTTTAGTTGTTCTTGTTTTATTTTTATTGGTAGTATTATTTGCTGGGGGGTTATTATCCAATATAGCCTTAAATAGCCTTGTTATTATATTATTTCCCGGTGCCCATGCTCTCACAGATATTTCCATCGATTTAGCGATCTCGTGTCCTTTATTCTCATGTTCTGTTGCCTTCCTGCTCCATACATCGCTCCCCAATAGTCGTGGCATCTGTCTCACTATTTTAATTTTCCCATTATTATAAAAGAAATCCAAGCTGAGAAACTCAGCTGTTTCAATATCTCCATAAGTTAGGTATTTCGCTGTGACTCCCAATCCTTTCTCCTCTTTTGGGTAGTTCTTATCATTGAATACTGTGTAATATTTTCGCATACAGTATTCCTTTTTAATGTTTACTCTGTACCTAACAAAGAAGTCATCTCCTTTTGTCCATAAACTATAATCTCTTTCTGGCGTTAATTTCATTAATACTTCATTGACATATCTATTTATAGACATAGTAAATAGTGTATTGCCTAGGTATGTGTCAGGGGATCCTGAAAGTGTTTTCCCCTCTATTATCAAATACCCTAGGTTTATCATTTTCTTGTCTGTTTTTACTACCATATTAACCTTTCTCTTCTCGGCATAAACACAACTCCACTGCTCTAATGTGCAGTGAGTTATCCATTTTTCCACATATCTGTATATAGGAAAATGCAAATCTCTCTTGTATTGTATATCTAATGTATTGTCACATCCAGATAGATCACCTGTTAAATAATTGAATACTCCGATTCTCTCTCCTTCTGTTAATTCGTCTTCCATCTCATCAAAATTAGATGGCATCTTAAATCCAAATAGATGATCCTTAAACAAATTGGATAGTGCATAGGTGACTGGTCCCATGGTGTACTTGAGTGCTTCACCTGGTGAACAGATCGCTCTTGTCTTTCCCTTTTTC